AACGGCCTCGGCGTCGTGACCGCGCTGAACTTCATGGCGTCCGGCTGGGTGTGCTGGGGCAACTACACCGCCTGCTATCCGTCCAACACCGATGTGAAGGACTACTTCATCCCGGTTTCCCGTATGTTCGACTGGGTGGCGAACACGCTGATCCAGACCTTCTGGTCCAAGCTTGATTCGCCGATGAACCGCAGACTGATCGACACGATCCTCGACAGTTCGAACGCCTGGCTGAACGGCCTGACCGGAAGAGGCTTCCTGCTCGGTGCGCGCGCGGAAATGCTGGAAGCGGAGAATCCGCTTACCGACCTGATGCAGGGCATCGTCCGCATCCACATCTATATGACCCCGCCGTCTCCTGCACAGGAGATCGACTTTGTGCTCGAATACGACGTAAGCTACGTCGAGAGCGCGCTCGAATAAGGGGAGGTGACAAGAGATGCACGAAGTTTATGCAAACTTTAAAGTCTATGAGGACAGCCGGGATTTTCTCGGTATTGCGGAAGCAGCGCTGCCGGACCTGACTTACCTTACGCAGACGCTCACCGGAGCGGGCGTTGCCGGTAATCTGGAAAGATCCGTTTCCGGACATTTCGACGCTATGACGCTCGGCCTGACCTTCCACGTCTTCTCCGAATCGGCGATCAAGCTCGCCGAGCCGAGAGAGCACGCCATCGACCTGCGCATCGCCAGGGACGGAGAGGATCCCGTTACGAGAAGAAAGGTAACGGACACCATCCGCCACAGCTTTATCGTCGAGCCGAAGAGCGTAGGCGGCGGAACAGTAGCACCGGCGACCACTGCGAACATCTCGGGCCAGTATGCCGTGCATTACTGGAAGACGACCATCAACGGAAAGCGCGTGATGGAGATCGACCCGGAGAACATGATCTGCTACTTCAACGGACGCGATTACCTCGCGCCGACGAGGGCAGCCATCGGCATGTAAGCCGAAAACACAAAAGCCGAAAACGGCGGGCAGGGATAAACCTGCCCGCCGGTGTTTATGAAAGGGGTTACCATGGATATCGAAAACATGACGGAAGACGCCGCATTTGAAAAGGAAGAGGAGCTTGCGCTGGAAAGCGAGGACTTTTACAAGCACGAGTTTCGAAAACCGTTCGTCTACGAGGGGAAATCCTACGAGACGCTTTCCTTCGACTTCGGCGGCATGACAGGCAGGGCCGGTCTGGAAATCGAGGACGAACTTATGACGATCGGAAAGACGGCCATCGTCCCGGCTTTCAACGGGGAATACCTGATCCGTTTTGCGGCAAAGGCGTGTTCGGAACCTATCGGCGAGGATGCCTTTAAGCTGATGAGTTACGGAGACTATAACAAGATCACGAGACAGGCAAGAAATTTTATTCTGCGGTCGGAGCGGTAGCCGGAGACGGGGGAAAGTGGCTGCGCAGGCAGTCGCTTGTCATGGCGCAGGCTACATACACCCCGATATCCTTCTGGCTGTCGCTGCCGATCCGGGAATTTACGAAATGGATAGAAGAACTGAACGAGCTTGAAAAAGAAAGAGAAAAGCAAAGGAAAATGAACAGGGGCAGGCGGTAAACCGCCTGCCCGGTCTGTATAAGAGGGAAGTATGGCGGATTCAAGACTAAGAGAATATCGGATGCTGTGGACGCTGGAAGCGCGGTATAACCGTTCTTTTCAGCAGGCTTTCCGGTCGGCGCGGGACGATGTGGAACAGACAAAGAGCGGGTTTGCCAAGTTTACGGATTCCATAGAGAACGCGACCTACGCGCTGCAGTATTCCGGCCTGATCGACGCTGTTATGGCGCTGGACAAGGCGCTGATCGATACCGTGAAAACAGCGGCGGAATTTGAATATTCGATGTCCGCCATCGCCGCGCTTACGGACGCGGACGCGGCGGGACTCGAAACACTGACGGAAAAGGCAAAAGAGATCGGCATGACGACGGTATACACCGCGCAGCAGACGAGCGAGGCCATGCAGTACATGGCCCTCGCCGGTTGGGAAACGCAGGACATGCTTTCCGGCATAGACGGCGTGATCAGCCTTGCGGCGGCGTCCGGCGAGGATCTGGCAACGGTGTCCGGCATCGTGACGGATTCGCTTGCCGCGTTCGGCCTGCAGGCGTCGGACACCGCGCATTTCGCGGATATCCTTGCGGCGGCGGCGACAAACTCCAATACGACGGTAAGCCAGATGGGGCAGACGTTCCGAAACGTCGCAAGCGTTGCGGGCGCGCTCGGCTATACGGCGGAAGACGTCGCTACGCAGGTAGCCGTCATGGCGAACAACGGCATCAAAGCGTCCAAAGCCGGAACAAGCCTTAGAAACATCTATACCGGCCTTCTCAACGGCGTGACGCTGACCGGGCAGGCGTTCGGCGAATACGAGTTTTCGGCGAAGCGCGCGGACGGTACGATGAAGACGCTCGGGGAGACCATGACGGAGCTTCGCAGCATATTCGACAAGATGACGCAGGCGGAGAAGGTCCAGAACGCCGAGGAGATCGCGGGGCTTCGGGGATTCAACGCACTTGCCGCGCTGATGAACACGACGCAGGAAAGCTACGACGCCATGGCAGACACCATCCGAAACGCGACAGGGGCCGCGAAAGAGATGGCCGACGTGCGCATGGACAACCTGAAAGGCGACATCATCATCCTGAAAAGCGCGTGGGAATCGCTGACAATCGAAGTCGGGCAGCAGTTCACACCGGCCGGACGCGAGGCCGTGCAGAAACTAACGGATATCGTAAACCAGGTGCACACCTTCATCAAGGACAATCCGGGCCTTGTGAAGGGCATCGCGGCTGCTGCTGCGAGCATTACCGCCGTTGTCGGCGCATTAAGCGCGGCGACCGCGGCGATCAAGGCCGTGCGGGCCATTTCCGCTACGCTGAATCTGACGACGCCGTGGGGTCTTGCGCTGACCGCCATTTCAGCCGTTGTCGGCGTGATCGTTGCGGCGACGGAAGGAGCAAGGCGATTCAACGAAGAAGTAAAGGAAGCCACAAAAGCAGCACGCGAGCTGAACCCGGCCATAGAGGAAGCTGCAAAAAATTACAAGGAAGTCAGCGCGCAGAGCGAAGCCGCGGGCGTGATGGCAAACTATTACATCGACAAGCTCGACGAGCTGAAAGCCGAGATGAGAAGCGGCAAGTTGAGCGCGGAGGAATATGCGAGCACGCAGCGCGAATACAACGCCACGCTCGGCCTGCTGACCGATACCGTGCCGGAGCTTGCCGACCTCATCAATCAGGAGACCGGAGAGATCGAAGGCGGTACGGAAGCCCTGCGCCGGAATACGGAAGCCTGGATAGAAAACGCGAAAGCGCAGGCCGCGCAGGATTACTATACGGAAGCGGCAAAAAAATATGCGGACGCACAGCTTGAACTCGCAAAGAACAGGATCCTTCTTGAAAAAGCACAGGAAAACGAAATCTTTGACACCTATAAAAGATATCAGGGTCTTGGAGAGGCCATAAAGGTCTACGGTGTTTATACGCAAAGCATGCTGGAAGAGTACCAGGAGCTTGCCGGTATGGACTGGACGCCTCTGTACGACGCAGAGCATGAAGTCGCTGTATATACAAAAGCCGTGGCGGACGGCGAAAAAGCTGTAGCAGATGCCGCAGACGGAATGAAATTTGCCCAGGAAGTCTTCGACAATATGATGGACGCCTTCGGAGAAGATGAAGGGATCGAAGGATGGGACGATCTTTCCGACGCTATCGCCAGCGCGGGCGGGCAGCTTTCCGCCATAGAAGAAGCTTATCAAGACGCCCTTGAAGCCGCATATAAATCCATTTCCGGGCAGTTCTCCCTTTGGGACGAGGTAGGCGACAAGAGCGAGCAGAGCGTCCAGAGCGTAGAAAAAAACCTGAAAGAGCAGACAGAATACTGGACCGAGTACAACAAAAACCTGCAAGGGCTGCTTTCGCGGAAGGGCGAGATCGCGGGGATCGACGAGTTCCTTGCGTCCATCGCGGACGGCAGCAAGGACAGCGCCGCGCTGATCGGCGACATGGCCGGGAAGAGCGACGAAGAGATCGCCGCGCTTATCAGCCAGTGGCAGGAAAACCAGAAGATCATCGCGGAGACGTCCGGCACCATCGCAACGCTTTCCAGCGACGTGAACGAGGCGATGCAGGCGGTCGTGGACAACACGAACAAGCAGGTGGAAGAACTCGGTCTTGAAAACGAGGCGTATGCCGCCGCGATGCGGACGCTGCAGGGCTATATCGATGGATTGGACGACGGCAGTTCGGGGTTGCGCACAGCGCTGTACGGCGTGAAAAGCAACATAGAGGGAATCCTATACGGCCGTTCGCGCGAGCAGATGCAGGGCGCATATAGAATTGCGTCAAGCTGGAATCCGGACACGCACTACGCATCAGGAACGGCGGGCGCGAAGCGCGGCGTGGCGCTGGTCGGTGAGAACGGGCCGGAGCTTGTGTACATGCACGGCGGGGAAAAGGTACTCAACGCGCGGGACACGGCGGGCGCGCTCGGCGGGAGCGTAGAGGTCAACGTAAGCTATACCATCAACGGCGCGGCAGACGAGCGGGCGCTGCGGGACAATGCCGCGCAGATCGAAAAGGCCGTGGAGCGGGCGCTGCAGAAGCGCGCAGACGAGGCGCGCAGGCGCGTGTACAGATAAGAGGGCTATATCATGCAGACCTATACGACCAAGCAGGGGGACATGTGGGACCTGATCGCCTATGACAAAATGGGATCATGCAGACACACGGGCCTGCTGATGGAAAACAACACGCAGTACAAGGACGTTTTTATCTTTGACGCGGGCTGCGTTCTGACGATACCGGATACCGGGCCGAAAGAAAACCGCGTCAATCCGCCGTGGAGGGCGGCGAAAGGATGAGCAGGAAGGACGAGGCAAGAAGAGCAGCGTGCGAGGTGTTTTTCGACGGCGTGGATATCACGAAGTCATTAAGGCCCTATCTGCGGGCACTGACCTTTACTGACAGCGAAGAGGACGAGACGGACGACCTGCAGATCGACATCGAGGACCGCGACGGCGTATGGCTGACACAGTGGCTTATCGAGGCGGCGAACAGCGCCGTAAGCGACGGGGAGGCCGGAGCGCAGGCGGGAGAGAGCGGGGAAGCGTATACGGTATCCGCGGACACCGCGCTGAACGTCAGATCCGGGCCGGGAATGTCATACGGCGTTGTCAACTGGCTTGCGCACGGGGACGAGGTATCGGTGCTTTCCATAGATGGCGGATGGGCGAAAATCTCACTGAACGGGCAGGAAGCCTATGTTTCCGCAGCCTATATCGAGCCGAAAACGGACAGCGCGGGCGGGAGCGACGAGCAGGAAGATACCGGAAAAGCCTCGAAGGGGCTTAGAATCTCCGCTTCGATCCTGCGGGAAAACTACGAAAGCGACGGGATGGATGTCATGCTCGACTGCGGGTTTTTCGAGCTGGACAGCATTTCGGCGTCCGGCCCGCCAAGCGAGATCAGCATCAAGGCGACGAGCATACCCTATGTGACGCAGATCCGGCAGGAAAAGAAGTCGCAGGCGTGGGAAGGGTACAACCTTTCCGGCATCGCGGCGGAGATCGCCGGGCGCGGCGGCATGGGCTATATGTACGAAAGCGCGAACAATCCGTACTATGACCGCGTGGAGCAGATCACACAGTCGGACATCGCGTTTTTACAGCAGCTATGCCATGACGCGGGGATCAGCCTGAAAGCGACGAACAATATCCTCGTGCTTTTCGACCAGCGGGAATTTGAGCAAAAGGATCCGATCCTGAAAATCAAGAGAGGGGACGGGTCATACGACAATTACAGTCTGGAAAGCGGGCAGGCGAACAGCCTGTACACCTCATGCCGCGTCTACTACACGACGCCGGACGGCTCCGTTATAGAGGGGACGGCGGAGGCAGAGAGCAGCGACAGCGATGCGGACACCGAACAGAAGCTTGAAATC